TATTTTTCTTCAAGAGCTAGTTTCGTCTTCGGAATCTCTTTGTCCGAATTTGACGACGTTTGTTGTGTCTGGTTGCTCATTTTTTTTATCCTCCTTTGGATTTAGCAGGTTTGAGATTTCCTGATCTATTAATTGTAAGGCATGCGCCTGACCTAAAAGGTATCTATAACCTTCCATGTCTTTTACTCCACCAGCAACCATAGTGTCACCTATCTGCTGATAAGAATTTCTTATAATTTTTCTAAGTGTGGGTACGAATGTTTCTAGTGTATAATGTTCTGCCATTAGCAATTCCATTTTCTAAGACTCTTATTAATCCTAGAATCGGGATCGCGTGCAGTTTTTGCAGAAGTTAATCTTTTCTTCATGCCTTTCATACGAGCGCAGAACGATTTTCTACGATTAGCAGCCTTAGAACCTTTCTTTAATTTAGACGGTTTAGTTGTTACAGCTGTTTTTAACTTTGAACCAGGATTAGCAGCTCTGTAAGATGCAACTCCTTTTTTGTTCAAACCTCCTGACGGAGACTTTCCTTCTTTTCTTTGCCATGCAGGTGACTTTGCCATTATATTAATCCTTTATAATATTTCCTGTAAGAAGGATTACTATATGTTTTTCCATCGACATTCAAGTCGATAAAACTTCCAATATAACCACCATCAGCTTTATTAGTTCTTTTCACAATTGTTTTTACGTTAGTTGGTTTAGGGCCAGTGTTGGACGCTGCACGTTTTCGTTTTACTGCAGAAGCCTTTTGTCCAGCACTCATGCTTCGGGCCTTTGCAAGAGGGACACACTTCGGATATTTTCTTTTGCTCCCCTTCGATCGACCGCAAGGTTGATACTTGCCATCTTTCTTCGGAGCTCCGATGTCTACCCATTTCTCTGCTACCCACTTACGTAGTCCCATTATTTTTTCTTTGTATATGCTTTTTTCATTTTACTTAAAAGATCTTTTGTCTTTTTAGGTAAATCTGATTGCATTATTTTTTTAACTTTATCAGGATTATTTTTTAAATATTTAGATACTGCTGATCCTATTCTAACAGCTCCGCCTATACCTTTTTTTGTTCTTGACATTGGAGTTCCTTGTGTAGGTCCCATAGTTCTTTTTTGAACAGGTTTTTTAGTTTCACCTTTATATTTTTTTAAAGTTTCCATTGCTTTTTGTTTTTGAGCTGGAGTCATTGAAACTTTTCCTCCAGATTTTCTAAATGTTCTTTTCATTATTTTTTCCTTTTAGTTTTTTTCTTTCCACCTGGTTTTATTTTACCAGAACAAACTGCTGATCCATACATATTAGCATATGCAGATGGATACACTTTGAATTTTCTTTTTGCAGCAGCTTTACCTTTTGCACAAAGTTTAGCCATGATTAGTGTCTCGCTTTACCCCAACCTGCAATCTGAATAGATTTCTTTTTGCCTTTTGGATTTCCTACCATATCAACTGAATCATCAGCTTTAACTTCAACAGGTCCACCCATAGCAAATACACCTCTTCCTTTTAAGATGTCTGCTTTAGTTATTTTTCCATCTTTGTTTAAATCAGGAAAAGATTTCTTTTTATTTTTCATTTTTGAACTCCTTTTTACAACTGCATTCATGTTTACAAATACATGGTGTAATTTTTAACAGTTTACATACCCAATGTCTAATTAATTTCCTCATTTTTTACCTCCAAATTGTTTTAATTCAGTAGCCTTAATTCCATAGACAGCTCCTACGACAGCAACCCATAATGAAATTAACCACCAAGGCATATTCTGTAATTTTTCAAAATATAAGTCAAGTTTAGCGCTAATATCTTCATCTTCTGCAAAAACGCTGTATGCAAGCAAAAACAAAGGTGATGAGAGTGTTAATAAAATAAATTCGTCCTTCCAATCCCCTTTTTGATTCTTTGCAATTTGTCCGGTAAACTCAATTTCTCCTCTTTTCATCTTTTCAGCATGCACAATCTGTGCTTCTGACATTATAATTTCAGATTTTTTCTTATTTTTATAAATTTCAGCGCCAGTTTTAAGTGCAGTACCTATTAAAGACCAAGGAAACATAAATTATCTCTTCTTTTTACTCATTCCAGCTTCTGAAAGTGCAATTGCAATCGCTTGTTTACGACTTTTTACTTTCTTTTTGCTTTTTCCGATAGGTAATTTACCTTTTTTGTATTCTCTCATGACTTTTGCAATCTTTTTTTCTGATTTTTTCATTACATACCATCCTTATTTTTTAGTTCATGTTGTAAAACTGTTTTTTGTATTGATGTATCAGCTCTTAAGTTCGCTAATTCTTCATTTTGATCAAGTTTTTGTTGATCCGTCATCTGATTCATCATTGCTTTCATCTTATCAAGATTAATTCTCTCTTTTGCTTCCTCTTCTTTTCTAAAATTTTCTTGTGCACGTAGATCAAGTTCTCTTGCTCTAAGTTTTGCAATAGGATCATTGTCAAATTGTGAAGTAATTTCTTTTTCTTCCTTCATAAATTCTTCCATCATCTCTGCAATCAATACTGCTTTTCTAGATTCTATCTTTTCAGATAACATTCTTATTTGCATTTGCATCTGTTGTGCCATTTGTGGATTTTGTTGAGCAGCCATTTGCATTTGTTGTAGTTGTTGTAACTCATTTCTAAATTCTACTTCAACTTGTTCTTGCGCCATCAAAGAAATATGTTCAAAACAGTTCTTTTCTAACGCAGCCATAATAGCAGGATTGTTTCTTGCCATGTTTGTTGCCATAAAATTTAAGTGAGCAGTCATGTGTGCTCTGTGATCTTGTCCCGGAAACGCTTGGAACGGTTTCCCTGCGAGAGCATCAATGTGTTCTAACGCAGGGTCCTTTGGTTGTGGGGGTTGTGGTCGAATTAAAATTTGGTCAATATCTTTTACACCTAAAGCTTCATACATATTTCTAAATACTGCATATTGATTATGAATTGCTGGATTAGACATTGCCAATTGCAATTCCGTTTGAGCGAGTGAAATACGCTGTGTTTGAGAAAATATATTTGGATCAGCAACTGGCAATATGTCTACACGGTCATCAAAATCTTGTTGCTTAATTGTTCTTTGACCACCTACTACATCATAAGGATATTCTTCAGGTAGGTATAATTTGAAAACTCTTGCTAATAATTTAAATTCATTTTTAAGAGCAGAATAAATTCTTTTGTGGATAGCCGACATTGTTCGACTTCCTCTTTCTAGCAACGCAACTGTCGTTCCCACCGCGGCTTGCTGATTCCCATCTCCCACTTGCAGGTCTGCTATTGAAGCAAATCTTTGTCCTGCAGATACAACGACACCCATAAGCTGTAAGAGAGTTTGTGAAGGCTCTTTAAATGGTAACATCATAAATGAGTCTCTAATGTTTCCTCCAGGTGCATCTACATCTCTAAATTCACCGGGTTGTATAGCCTGTGCATCATCTCTAATTCTGATTCCTCGTTGTTTAAATCCAGCAGGTAAATTTGACAAAGTTCCTGCATCAAGTAATTGTCGTAAAGCAGATGTAGCAGTTCTTGATAAACCGCCAATCATGTGTATTAAACCAAAACCGTAAAAACCTAGTCCAGGTAAAAATTTAAAATGTACAAAGTATTGTACTTTAGATCTCTTAGGATCATTTATTTCATAGTTTCTTTTAATTGATAAAATCTCTCTTGAGTTTTCTTCTAGAGTTACAATGTATGGAAGTTTAATTCCTGTTGGCTCACCATCTTCTCCAACATCTTCAAAACCCTCTAAATCTAAATTGACATGACATTCTAATAAAGTAAATACATCTTCTTCTCTTCCAGACTTTGTTGTTCCTTCTAATTCATGTTCTTTTTTCTCAACTTCATCTTCATTGTATTGTCCTGGTTTTAAATCAAGATCACGGTAGAAACCTGCAACTTGTTGTTTTCTTAATTCATTTTCAGAAATTTTTATTCTATGAATAATTGCTTCCGCATCATCTAATGAGGTAGCTGTATACGGAACAATTAATTCATCAGCCGGTACAAATTTAGAAACGGCTCTTTGCATGACTTCATCAAAATAAACTTTTTTAAATGAAGATCCTGCTAATGGTAAGTAAAATAACATTTGATCAAACTCAGGTTCATACTCTTTCATTTGATCCATCAATTGATAGTTCATGAAATCTTTAACTCTTGAAGCTTGTTGAGTTTTTTCTGGAGAAGGAGTTCCTAAGATTTGTGTTCGGACTGGTCCATCAGCTGGGAGTAACTCTTTATATGCCAACGCCTGAAACTGAGTAACAGCTTCAGCAAGCACCGGATGAGTGGCACCCGAAGCACCCGAGAATGGTTCCGTCCTGTTTTCATATTTAAATCCTAACAGATCTAATCCAGTTTTGTAAGCAGATTCCCAATCTTTTCTTGAATTTTTATAATCTTGATAATTACCAAATAATGTTGAACCTAAAGGACCTAATACATCATCAGGTAAATGTTCAGCTAAATTATCGTAATGATTTTCTGTTCCTGCAACTGATCCAATTCCAGGGTCGTAATTAATATCTACTGATCCATCTTCGTTCTCAGTAATCTCAACTGGATTACCTTGTTCGTCAAGTTCTTCTTGTTTTTGTTCTTGAGCTTCTTCTATCTCAACATCAGAAGGTACGGTAATGTTTTGCTCTACGTTTGGTAAAGCCTTATCTACGTCTGCCATTATTTATTTTCTCCAGTTTTACTGTTCTAACAGTATTATATTGTAAATTCAAGCCCTGTGACTGAGGTCCTTTTTTTGGTGGTGGACCAGATTTTTTTCCATGTTTGTAAGGTGTATTAGTCTTCATCGGCAAACTTTTTCATTTCTATGTGAACATCATCTTCAATACCAAAATCAAAATCTTTGATTTTACCATCTCCATCTGGTCTTGCTGATACTTCTTCATACTCAACAAAACCTGTTTCAGGGTCTTCTTTAATCTGCATTTCAAATTCTTCGTAACCCTGTTCTCCTCTGTCTCTAATTCTTTTTAATCTATAACCACCTGATCCTTCATGAAGTTCATAATCACCTAAATCATATCTTATAAATTCATCAGGGCTATCCATCTTACCAATAATTTTAGCTTGGCCCATCATTTTAATTTTTTCAACTAACTTTGTTAAGTAAGTAGGTATTTGATCTGCTGTTCTTGATACAGCTTCAATAACTTCAGGTGCAGCTTTAGTTGCAGGTTTAATAAACTTACCTAAAAAAGGTAAGGCTGCTAAAAACATTCCAGTGCCTTTTATAAATTTTCTTCTACCAATATCTTTTGGCTTTCCTCCTTTTGCAAGAAGAACTCTTCCACCATTTGCAAAACCAACAGAGTAAGGTGTACCTGTAGCTTCATAAAATTTTTGTTTAACAAAGTTAACAAGTCCTGCTCTGCCTTCAGCTCTAGCTCTATTTTCTTCTTCTACTTTTTGTTGAACAAGTTTCTTTTGTTCTTCTAAATACATTTGTTCTTGAGGAGTCACTACCGGTCTTTCCATTCTTCCTTCAGCTAATGGATCATCCATAGCTACATCAAACGATTGTTGTGCATTTATTTTTTTCTGAATCTCTTGTGCATCTTCTGGTAGACGATTGTATTCTCTAATCATATTGTAAACAGGATCAACTCCAAAAAATCTAAATGCAGTTTCAGGTAAAGACTTACCTTCTGATAAAGCAACTCCAGTATCATAAACACCATAAGCAGCTCCAGCAAGTCCTAAAGTTTTTAATAAACCTTTAGCACGAGAACCTTTGGTCAATAAATCAGAAGCTGTTTCAGATATGAAATTTCCTGTTGCTTTTGCTCCTGGAAAAAATTCTGATTTTAAAACATTTCCTGTTGCTTGTGTATATGCTGTTCTTGCTTTTGGATCTTTAACATAAGTACTAATAACATCATCTGCTTTATCAGCAAAATTTGTAAACGTTGGCTTATATCCTACCTTACCAACATCTTTAACTCTTAATTCAACTTTTAACTTTTCAGCTTCATTGATAATGTTATCAACTTGTGTTTGATATTTTTTATCGCCATAATGTTTATTTAAAAAAGACTCAGCATTGTTTTTAAAATTTCTATGAATAGGTTCTGGAACTACTTGTAAGTTTCTTAAAAAAGCACCTCTACCTTTTGTTTGACCCTCTATAACTGGATCAATATGTTCTACTTCCCATATTCTTCTATTTTTTATATCAGTAAAAGTTGGAGCTTTTTTATATATCTCACCTGTTTTTGGATCAACTGCAGTTGATAATTTACTCATGACCTCAGTATCTTCTAAAAGATATTCTGGTTTTTCTTTAATAATATTTCCAATAGTGTCTAATCTTTTTTCAAAATCTAAATACTTTGTTTTTTCTCCTGCGGATAATTGTTTATAGGCATCTGCTTTAATTGATCTTCTAATATTTTTTCTTAAATATTTTTTACCTAAAGCTTCTTGTTTAATTTTTGGATCATATTCAAATTGACCTGTTTCAGGATTGAATCTTTCACTTTTTTTAAATGTTCTTTCATATTTAGCTTTTCGCATTTGTTTTTCTGTATATGCTCTCCACTGTTTTAATTCTTCGGGAGATAACATTTTTTCGGCTTTTATTAAATTTGAAACACGAACATTTTTTGTCGATCCCATTCCTTTTGCCTCTAATGGAGTTCCTTTTAAAGGTTGGTTCCAACCTTCGACTTGAGGAAGATCTGGGTTTTGTATTCTATCTTTAATATATTTTAAATAATCTTCAGTAGGCATAGATCTTTCATAAGAAACATATCTTTTAAACATGTCTGAAATTTTTTGTTTTGAAGTTGGAAGTTTGTATGTTCCTAATTTAGTTTGATTATAAAGCTCTGCTTTTTTGGCCGCTGCACTTTTAGCAATATCATCAATGTTATAATTATTAGATTCTATTGCTTCTTTAAAAACATCTTCTAAATAGGCAGGTCCACCATATTGAAAATTGGCTCTAGCTTGAACAGGATTATTTAAATTAATTGTAGGTGCAACTTTCTCTAGCCTCTCGACGCTCGCATCTTGTTGCTCGGGTACAGCAGGTCTTGTCAGGTATTTATATAAAGCTACGTTTTCAGATTTTGACATAGCTTATAATCCCATCAGATAGGCAAGTCCTCCACCTGCTTGTTTAGTTCTTGTTACGTTTTTAATCGTACTTAAAACTTCGTCTGGTCCCATTCCTTTTTCCATCATCTTTAATGCTTCATCTAAGGTAGCCAATACTTCTGCTTTTCTTTGAACGTTGTCATCAATTAAAATTTTATCTAGTAATTCATCTGAGATACCAGGATACTTTTGTTTTAATTCTAATCGCTCCACCATTTTTGGTGCTAAACCTTTTGATACATTCATTTCAGCTTCAAGGTCCATATTAGATAATTCTTCTATCTCATCTGTAGTCATTATTTTTTTATCACCAGACATTTCCATCTCTTCAAGTTTACTCTCTAAAAATTCTCTTCTACCTTTTTCACCAGGTTGTGGATCTAATCTACCTGCTTTGTAATCTGTATACATTGCAGCTTCATATTCTTCTTGTCTTTTCAAAGCGTTCTCTGCTTCTTCTAATGTGCCTGAAGACATCCAAGTTTCACTATCTCCTAACTCTTCTTCATACATTTTAATTTCTTCGTCAGTTAATGGACGTTTAGGATTTTCTAATTCATCGGCAGTTTTAATTGTGCCTTTACCAAATTTTTTATTTATTGCTCTATATAATTTTTGAATACCTTTTGGTAAACTTCCATAAGCAAAACCAACTCTACCTCCTGTTGCAAATTCATCAGGTGTTTCATCTTCAGATTTTTTTAAAAGCGCTGCCATCTCTTCATCTGACATTGCTCCTGGATCAGGTTCGTATTTAGCTTTTGGTTTAATATCAAAAAGTTTATTTTTATTTAAAATATTATCTATTTCTTTAAAATCTCCAGCTCTATTTAATTCATCTGCAATTTCATCTAAATCTTGTAAAGCATCTTCTCCAAATCTTTTTCTAAATACTTCTATTGGATCAACACCTCCTTGATATCCTTTTGCAATTGCATCTCGCTCTCGAGCATCTGGTATATCAATCTCACCTGCATCTAATTTTTTTCTAAGTATTTGTCTTGCTGCAGTTCTTACAATTCCAGATTTAGGATCTAAAGGTCCACCAGATCTGTATGGATTTTTCATTAGATCATCAAATTGTGCAGAAGGTTTTACATCATCTAAACCTTTAAGACCTTGTGTTAAAAAATCAGTAACACCAAACTCGTCCGCAAGATTTTTACCTTCTAATTCTACTTTTTTAACTTTTTGCATAATTCTTCCAAGTGGAGAGTTAGGGTCAACATCTTCAGGTAAACCTCTCTCAGCTTCTAGCTGCTTGATGCCCGCTGGAGAGACGGGTTGCTTGGTGCCAAATTCAATTACTTCGGCTGATGGTGGATTCATCCTATTGTCTAACCTTCTTAAGTTACCAGTGAGTGTTAAAATTTCCTGGTCATTCATTTTAGGAATATCGGGAATTAATTTTTCAACATCTTCAAAAGCTTTTTTAACTGCAGCATCAGAAGCTGCATCAACATTTAATTCATTAGTTATAAATCTTTTTGTATCTTTATCAGGTAAAGTAATAACATTGGTTCTTGTGCCAATAGTTTTTGATATGGCTTTTTTACCATAAAGTTTTTGGACTAATTTTAAAAGTTCGGCTAAGGCTTTCATTTCTTACCTTTTAATTTTTTTAAATATTCTTCAGTTTGTTTTTTACCAGTTGTTGGTTTTATCTTAACTGGAGTTGTTGGATCTTTTTTCATAGACTTAAGTGCTTTTCCAAATCCTCTTAGTGCAATTCCAAACATTAATAATACTCCTTTTTTGGTGCAGGTATTGGATCATCAACGTAATCGTCAGGATGTTCCAAAAACCCTCCTTGTCTAAATCTCATTACAGCTTGTGTCATGGAGTCGACAAGGTCGTCATGATCTCCATAAGGAAATGCTGCACATTCCTCAACTACCTCTTGAGCAAATTGCTGGTCCAAAGGAGCCCAAATACAACCGCTCTCAAACAGAGGTGCTACACTGTTTACCCTAGTATGTTTATCGTTACCTTTACTAGGAGTGAAATTTATAACAGGGATCCCCATTTTTCGCAACTCATAAGTTAGTGGTAGGCCAGATGCCTTAGATTCAACAATAACTGTCTCAGGATTCCAATATCGGTATTGTTCCAGTGCGACCCTACGCAGTTCAGGAAACTCTAATCTTTCTTTTAATGCATCTAATAGTATCAATTGTGGACCAGAATCTTCGTTTGCATAAAAAACTCCCCAAGTTGTAATGGCAGAATAGTCAGCAGTTTCTTTTTTCATAAACGCTGTATCATAAGATTGTATGACGTGAGTCAATGCAGGTGGTTCTTCCTTTTCCCATTTTTGCCACCATTCTCTTTTGATCAATGCTCCTTCTTCAGAAGTTGGGTTTTGCATCCATTGTGCATTCCATTTACCAATTGACAAAGAAGCTTTCACTCCAAGTAATTCATCTTTCTTCCAGAACTGTGGCCACACAGGTTCACCGCTTGGCATGATAGCAGGAAACTCTACAACTTCCCATTGATCAGACTTTGGTTCTTTTTGTGCGTTTAATAATTTACCTGTCAAATCTTTTGTGTTCCATCGTGTCATGACCAAAACAATTGTACCACCAGGTTGAAGACGCTGACGTGGACCAGATGTATACCATTCATAAGCACGTTCCAATGCATCTATGTTTAATGCATCTTGTTCAGAATGTGGGTCATCAATAATTAATAAATCTGCACCACGACCTGTAATTGCAGATCCAACACCAGCAGCAAAGTATTCACCACCTTGTTGGGTTTCCCATTTACCAGCAGCTTGAGAATCTTCTCTTAGTCTTGTATCAAAGACTTGTTTATACTCTTCCATATCCATTAATGTTTTTGCCTTACGACCAAATCTTACAGCAAGTTCTGTGGTGTGAGTGGATTGAATAATTTTTAATTTTGGATTTCTACCAATCATCCAGGCAGGAAGAAGATAAGAACTAAACTCAGATTTAGTATGTCTAGGTGGCATGTTGATAATAACACGTTTTAATTCACCCTTAGCAATACGATTAAATTTTTCTGCTATTTGTGTGTGATGTGATCCTTCAATAAACTCAGGCCAGACATGTTTTACAAAAGACATAAAATCATTTTTGATTTTAGTTTCTTTTTTCTTATCCAATAATTTTAAATAAGTTTTAAGAAAGTCTTTCTTAACGTCAGCCGGTAGTCTATTTATCTTTTCTAAATCTATTTCCATTTCGAAAAATTTTTTTGCAAAATTTTTTAGGTTTAATTTTGGAACCTCATAAGTATTTACAGCCTATAAATACATAAATCAAGGCATAAAGGGTAAACTCTGGGACCCCTTTTGTATATAAATGTTTTTGTTATTGTGGAAGTTTCGAATTTTGGGATTGGCGTGGTACCTCTATCGGTACCACGCTACTAGTTACTAGTCTAACAGAGTCATGTATTGTTTAGCGAAGTGCTGTCTAAACCAATCCAATCCCTTACGTACTTTAGGATAGTCACCTAATAACTCTGCACCAAGGATTGCATCGCGTACTGCTTTCGCAAACTGCGGGAGAGTTGTACTCTCTCCGCTGAAATGATTAGCCGCCTCTACCTCTTTATCATTTAAAAACTCTGGGTAGATTTCAAATGGCATCTTAATTGTTTTGCCATTGTATTCTATTGCTTGTTTTGTTTTCATATGTTCCTTTCTGTTAATGGGACTATCTTATAGGATAGTCCCATTACTTTCAACTATTATCTTTTACTCCAACTAAATTTATGTATTCCCTCATAATAACCATTCTTAACTAAATAGTTATATAAGTTCTTTTTAGTCTTCGGTGCTTTGTCATCATCTATAAAATTTAAAACCGCTTTTGCAAATGATGGAAAGCCTGTAACTCTTGGGTTAGTCATTAACATCCCAGTTTGAACTTCACTTTCAAGTGCTTTTAATAATAACTCTTGTTGGAATGTATAACCGCTCTTCATTACATGATCAGATATTTTTAGTTCCATAAAGACCTCACTAGTTCGCCGTTAGTTGCTTTGTTCAATGCCTCCAGATATTCTGTTTCAGTCATCTTAAGATACTTTAAACAGAATTCATGTTTAGCTGATTGAAGTTGTCCAGGTTTTCTAAGATAATCAACTGCATTTTCTAACAGTTCCTGTCTTCTCGCTCCACCTGGCAAGAACTCTGGTTTTAATGTTTTTGCTTTTGTCATATTATTCCTTTCTGTTAT